CAAGCAAACCAAACACTGCTGCTTTGACTTTGAGACAACCGGTTTAGAATTCCAATCACCTGAGAACTACCCCCTAATACTGGGGGTTTCTTTTCAGCCCGGTTCCTCATGGATCATACCATTGGGCCATGATGATTCTCCATTCAAACATAAGTTCGAAAAGATATTCCGGAAGTTTGGTAGGGCAGTGCTTGAAGACCCGGAGATAACCAAGATCAACTGGAATATTAAGTTCGAATATAAATGGTGCCTGAAGTATGACATAGTATTAAAGGGTAGGATACTATGCACACAGCTTGCAAAGTATTGCTTGGACGAAGAGAGACCACATGATTTGAAATCCATGGTAGCCTACTTCTTCCCACAGTTTGCAGGGTATGAGAATAAAATCAAGGGCTCAACAGACGGGGAGGATAAGAAGGTGGACTGGAGGAAGACAGATTACAAAGAGCTATGTGAGTACTGCGGTAAAGACTCTGATCTAACCTTCAGGCTAATGGTACATCTGGAAAGGAAACTAATGAGTGGAGGATTCTATAGCCTATTCAGAAACTTATTAATGGGTATATGCAAGGTCTTTGCAGAAGGGGAATACCATGGTATATTAGTTGACAGGGCCTATCTGGAGAACCTCATGAAAGAGTATGCTCTCAAGATACATGAAGCAGATAAAAAACTTCGTAGCATACCTAGCGTAGCCAAGTTTGAACGAACGTTTAGAAAAAAACATATTGCTGCATTAATTGAGAATATCAAACTAGAAATAGCTAAAATAGCCGAAGAAGATGGGCCGGGTGATAGGAAGATTACCTTCAGGAATAATAAGATTAAGAACATACTGGAAGGGAAGTTTACAAACAAGGAAAGGTACGATGGGTTTAACTTCAAAAGCCCACAACAACTAATAGAATTCCTATTCAAGAAGAAATATGGTTTGAGGTTGAAGCCGGTTAAGTTTACCAAGGATAAAAAGACAAAGCAATTTACCAAGACTCCTTCAACAGATGAGGAAGCTTTGGAGAAATTAAAGAAGAAGGATAAGTCTGGGTTCATGAAAGGCCTATTAGATTTCAGGGCATTGGAGAAGTTAGACTCTACATATATAAGGGGTATGCACCCACTACTGGATCATATAGATAGGGTACATGCTGGGTTTAAGATACATGGAACTGTTACTGGTAGGACATCATGCGTTAACCCTAACATGCAAAACATACCAAGGGGTACTACTGCAGCGGATATAAAGAAGATGTTCATACCTCCACCAGGATTCCTATTACTTGAGGTAGACTATTCACAGGCAGAGTTAAGAGTGGTAGCTGAGTTATCTCAGGATAAGAATATGATTGAGATCTTCAAGAAGAATTATAATGTACACGTTGCCACAGCATGCAGGATGAACAACTGTATTGATAGGTACGAAGAAATAAAGAAGATCATAAAGATAGGGGATTCCATGGATGCTAAAGACTTGGAGAAGCCTGAGAATAAGAAGTACCTCAAATGGTTAAAGGAGAAGAAGAAAGGTAAGTCATTAAACTTCTCAATCCTATACCAGCAGGGAGATGAAGCCACAGCAGCAACTCTTGAGTGCTCGATTGAGGATGCAGCCAAGTTTAAGAAGACATGGTTCCAACAGTTTCCGGGAGTTAAGAAGTGGATCGAGAAACAAAAGATGAGAGCACACAGAGATGGGTATGTATATAACTTATTTGGTAGGAAGAGAAGGCTACATGATATAAACTCAGAGGTTAAATACTTCAGGGCAGAGGCAGAGAGACAGGCAGTTAATGCCCCCATCCAAGGGTCATCAGGAGACTTCACTCTATTCAGTCAGGTAGTTATAAGAGAGGAGATACTTAAAGGTAACTTGCCAAGAGATATGCAGCACCTATACTGCGTACATGACTCAATAGGTTATTATATAAGACCTAAGGATATCCACAAGGTAGTACCTGAGATCATTAGGATCTGCGACAACCCAGAAACTAAGAAGTACTTTGGATTTGAGATGAAGGATGTATTCATGAAAGTAAGTGCTGAAGTCGGTACGAACTGGGCAGATCTAAAAGACTACAACCCCGAGGCAAACTATTCTTTATTACTTAAAGCCGCATAAACTATTTAAACAAAATACATTTACTTTATGGCACTATCAAAAGAAACAAAGTTATCTCTTATCAAAAGGGAACAGGAAGAAAAACTAAGGGAGCTATCTGATAAGAGAGAACCCCTTATAATTGATAAGGACTTCCCCATTAGCGATATAGAAATAGAAGAGGATAGAGTAATGATTGACCCCGATGAAAAGCATGAGCGTAAAAGCAAGGGGGGTATCATCATGGTAAAAGATCAGGAGGAAGCTGACTCTTCTAAGTGGGGTACAGTAGTATTAATAGGCCCCGACACGAAGGATAACCCCATGAGATACAGGGTTGGAGACAGGGTAATATTCGGGAAGTATGCAGGTGGAGAATTCGTCCATGCTGATAAAGAGTACTTGATCATCAGGCAAGGGGATATATTTGGTAAACAAAAAAGAAAAGCATGAAGGTAGCATTCACCGGTTCATCAGGGTCCGGTAAAACAACTCTGGTAAAATACGTTGCTGAAACTTTTAAACTTCAACACATCTCTGGTTCTGCCGGAGATGTTTATACTCTTCAACAAAAGTACCTTCTGGATGAGGTATTCAAACACAGAGGTTACGATGGTCATCATGGAGTTATAGCTCACTCAGCTCAGGATTATATGTATGCAATAGTTAATCAGATGTTCCTGCAGCAGAGCCGGGCAGAATTGATTAAACACAATGACAACTTCGTAACTGATAGGTCACCCGTTGATAACTTAACCTACTTCATTAACCAAGCAGGCTTCCATTCACAGGTAGATGATACCATGATATATAATTTCCAAAGGTTTTGCCAAGTAGCTTGGGCTGATTTAACCCATGTGATATACGTCAAGGCTGTTCAACCCTTTCATGTGGGGGTGGAAAAGAATGGTAGCAGAATTAATAACTGGTGGTATCAGAAATCAATAGATGCCCAGTTTGCGGTATGGTTGGATTGGTTTATCATGAAGGTGGGACCAGCAGGCCCTGCAGTCTTAGAACTAGACTACTGGGACCTTGATAAAAGGAAGAAAGAAGTTTATGAATTTTTAAAATCTTAAAACCATGTATAAAGACTTAGAAGCAGCAAAAAAAGGCCTACAAGGCTATGTCAACATGAAAGAAATAAAAGCAGGTCCTGAACCAGCTTACCATGTTGTAAGAGCAAACCAAACTCTTAACCCCAAACTCCAGGTACTGGATGATGAGAACTATATGATCTCATCAGAAGCTTATGTAAACCAATTAAAGGCTTATTGGGAAGGGGAGAATCCTAAGAGAGCTGAGAAAGGGTTACCTCCAGTAGAGGTGCAAGTATTAGACACAGCAAATGTAATAAAGGATGCCACGAATTAGTAGTTATTATAAGTCAGACTTCACCATCATTAACATCAGGTATGGTAATGAAAGGGTGTCATTCAATCTGATGCAGGAAGTTAGGATAACCCCGGACATTATTAATGACGAACTGAAAGGCCAGGCTAGTAAGTATGGGTTCTGCCTAATGCTCCACAAGAAACTCCTAACCGAATTCGAAAGGTTAAAGCTAAGGAAGAATAAAATCTATGGGATATTATTCTTTAAAGCTAAGGAACAGAAGGGGCAAATGGGTAGGTACTTCAGCGATGACTTAGCTAAAGCCTGGGTTGAGAAGCATCCAAAGTATCAGAAAGCCTGCTTAGCTTGTATAAAATCCAAGGATGACGCTGATGCTATTTACTCTTGCATAAAAGCTTTTGAACAACGGAAAGATTTAATTCAATCACTTTCATCAAACATTAGAAACGAGAAATGAAAAAACAAACAACACTGATCATTGGGTTACTCGCTACCCTATTCGTAATGGGCCAAACAGGTTCATTAGTACCGGACACAACAGCGAAAAGAAAGGACACTCTTAACTGTACCTTCGTTCATCTCAAAGGAGATAACATAAAGGTAGATACTATCGGAGTAATATACCGTGAGGTAGCTCCAATGGTTTTCCTATCTAGTAATGGGACCACAGCTAAGACAGATCAAACTCGAGTAATCAGTACTAAGTACTTTGCTGGGGTCCGTAAAGAAGAATTGGATGAGGCAAACATCATTTTTATTAAACTTAAAAACCGCAAGTAAACATGGCAAAGCAATTAAGCCTTAAGGAAAGGCTGGCACAGAAGAGAGAGGACATTAAGAACAAGAGTAAGTCCTTTGCCTACTATGCTATCAAGGAAGGAACTACAAGGTTCCGACATCTCCCCGTTGGAGAAGAGAAAGACTGGAGTATAGAGGCAATCTGCTTCTTCTTAGGCATGGAGATAGGCCTAGTTATATCTCCAGCAACCTTCGGTGAGAAATGTGCACTCATGCAGGCTCACACTGAGTTAAGTAGTTCCAAGAGTGAGAAGGACAGGGAGTTAGCAAAGAGACTTAAGCCCTCAAGGAAGTTCTTCAGCCCAGTGGTTAAGTACCTTGATGAGAAAGGGAAAGATTTGGATGTAGATGGAGGTGCAAAGCTATTAGCATTAACACCTGGAACAGTCAATGAGGTAATCGATTTATTCCTTGATGAAGATGAGGCAGGAGACTTCACTAACCCACAAACTGGGTATGATCTTAAGTACTCCCGGACAGGTAAAGGAAAGATGGACACTGAGTATACAGTAAGAGCTTGCAAACCTACTGCATTAAGGAATAAGAAATTTGCAGGTAAGACTTATGATCCAGAAGCAATGCTACGGGAAATTATGTCCAGTTATAAAGACACTAAGGTTAAATTGGAAAAGTTCCTTAACCTACCTGCTGAAGGGGAAGAGCAACCTAAGTCAGGGGTAAAGAAAAAGAAAAAGAAACGTAGCACAGATATGTAATGAAGATCCTTAAAGTTATATTATTCATACTGCTACTCATCCCTCTTCTTCTCTGGTCGATCGGTTGGCTGCTCTTCGGAGAAGAAGAGGATTACTTTAAACATCATTAAGACATGGGCAATAAAAGAAAAGTCGGGGTACTTCTCACAGAAAAAGAACTAAAGAGAAGATATCCCGATTCTGGTTTAGCTTCAGAGATATGTTTACCGGAAGATCAATCCCTAAGATTACCCAGCAGGGTATTAAGTATCACTCACCATTTGGGTGGAGGTATTAAGTATGGTTCAGTGGCGGAGAACATGGGAGAGGAGTCAACAGGTAAAACATTATTGGCAATAGACTTCGGGGTAGTTGCACAATCACTGGGAGGTATAGTATTATGGGACGATGCAGAATGTACCTTCGATTTGGCTTGGGCAGTAAGACATGGGTTAGATCCTAAGAAATTGGTTCTATACCCCTTCGAGAATGAGATCGAGTTAGTATCGGATTGGATTGCGGATATGTGCGTATATTGGAGAAGCAAACTAACGAACAACGAACCTATCCTATTGGTAGTGGATTCAGTTGCATTACTGGATGGTGGAGATGCACTTGAGACAGCGGAGATGGATACCAAGGCAGAGATGGGGAGAAGAAGTATGAAGATGGGATCTCTATTGAGAAAGAGAATGAAGATCTTTGCAAGGTATGGTATCTGTGTAATACTTATAAACCAATTGAGGAAGAAGGTAGGAGCATCAAGGTTCGAAGATCCAGAGACCACACCATTAGCTCAGTGTATGAAGTTCTATGCCTCTCAAAGGTTTGGTTTATACAGGGGTAAGAGATTAAAGAAAGGAAACAAATCAAAGGGTAAGTGGGTAGGTAACGTAGTATATGTAAGGACAAAGAAGAATAAGTCAGGTGCTCCCAGAGATAACGTAAAGGCAAAGGTATATTTCAGGGAAGACAATGGGAACTTTGGTTACAACAAATACTATGGGTTTGCTGAGCTGCTTGCAGAGAGGGGAATCATAAGGATGACAGGAGAAGAAGAGAAGGCAAGGTACTTCTATAAAGATAAGTTATTAGCAAGGGGAGAAGACAACTTCATAACGTTTTTAGGCAACAACCCAGAGCTTCGTAGCAAGTTTATAAGAAAGCTTGGAGTAAATACCGCTTCTGCTACTCGTAAAAAACTAGAAGCCATTACAAAGAACCTATTCCCTGTAAGGGGTAAAAAACAAAAAGCAAATGAGGAAGAGGAAGAGTAAAAACAATTATTCTGTCTCAGCTATAGAAGCCCGGGCAAAGAGCTTCTTACCTGAGAAGAAACATGGTTCAGAGGTTGGGAGATGCTTCGTGGTGGATGGAATGAACATTGCATACATGGCATACTATGCCTACAGAAGTCTAAGATTTAAGGGCAGGGCTACTTCAATTATCTTTGGGTTCCCAATGATACTCAAAGGTATCATGACAATGTACAAGGCAGATAAGGTAGTGGTATGCTGGGACGGAGAGAAACACCCAAGGAGATTAGAGTTACTGCCTACATACAAAAGCCACAGGGAGAACACAAAGGAAAGGCAGGACGTTGCTAAGAGAAAGGATTTCTATAAGCAGATTGACAGGTTGAGAAAGCTACTGTTCTACCTTGGTATACCACAGGTACACAACCCAAAGATGGAAGGAGATGATGCAGTATACTGGGTTTCAAAGAGACTCCAGAACCTATATAAAGTATGGATCATAAGTGGGGACAAGGACTTCTGCCAACTAATCAACTACGATGTAAGTGTATTCAATCCAAGGACCAAGTCAACAGTATCTACCTTTGCATTCCTTGTTGATATGAATGTGGAGGTACACCAGTATGTTGACTACCTATGCTTGGTAGGAGATGAGTCAGATGATATCCCAGGCTACAGGGGGATAGGTCCAGTGAGAGCAGCAAAATTCCTTAAACAGTTTGGATCTATCAGGGCATACATTAAAAACAAGAAGGCTGACTTCCCGGGAATCTATGATAAGGATGCCCTTAAAAAACTATGGAGAAAGAACAGGGAGCTAATAGGCCTTAAGAGATTCAATGAGGAACACCATACAGATAAGGATGTTACATACTACAGGGGTAGGACCATGCCAGAATATAATGAGGTAAAGTATGCAGAGTTCTGCGCAAGGTTTAATCTAAAGACCTTCATGTTCGAATCATTTAAACAACCATTCCTAAAACTACAGGACAATGCCTAAGGTAATTGCAGTTGCTTTTGCAGACATACACTTACACAAATTCAGAGCCTTCAATGTAGACAACAGCAGGTTGCACTATAGCTTACAAGCTTGGGCAACCATTGCTAGGATAGCTAAGGAGTTAGAGGTTCCGGTATTATTTGCTGGGGACCTATTCCATAATCCAAAGGAGGTAGAGAACCAAACTATGAGCATGGCACTGAAGTGCTACAATGCAAACTTCGAAAGGCAGGGAATTAATTGCTATGCTATCAGTGGCAACCATGACATGAGTGAAAAGAATTCTGTTACTCATACCAGTCCAACCCACTTGGATAGTTTCCAACACTTTAAAACCTTTAAGAAATTGGATTGGGGAACTGCCTATATAAATAAGGATTGGGATGTATGTGGTTTGCCTTATTTTAATAGCGATAAAGATATATGGGTAGCCCTAAGAAACAGAGCCTTTTGGAATAACATAACTAAAAAGAAAATCCTATTAATCCACTCTGATCTACCAGGTGCGGTAACTCCAGAGGGATTTACTGTTAATGAAACAGAATTCATAAAGCTTAAACACTTTAAGGATTTCAATATAGTCTTATCAGGGCATATACATAAGCCACAGAAGCTCGGTAAAAATATTTACATGCTGGGTTCACCTATACATCAGAACTTGGGGGATGAAGGGAATGAAAATGGTTACTGGTTAATATGTGATGATGGTACTGCAGTATTTAAACCCCTATCAACCTTTCCTAAATTTAGAAGGCTTAAACAAGGAGAAAAACCCTACAATGACCTAGATTATTTCATTGAGCCTACGGAAGTGCTAGCGGAAGAATCCGCAGAAAGCAATGAATTCTCCCTTAATAACTCAAGAAAGAAACTAGCAAAGCAATACTGTGCCTCTACTGGCATTAAAAAGAAAGCATACATAAGAGCATTAACTCATGTTTTAAATCAGGCAGAATGATTACATTCGATAAAATTATTATAGAGGGATTTGGGTCTATAATAAAGAGGACTACCTACCTATTAAATAGGGTGGGTTTAAATTTGATACTGGGTAAAAATGGTTCCGGTAAAACCAGCCTAATAAATGCGATCTGCTGGAACTTATACAAGCAGGTATCTAAAAAGAATTCTACCATAGAACCATGGCCCTAGGTACTGGATAGTAACTACCAAGGAATCCTAACAAAATTATTTTTCCATGATGAACAAGGATCCTATTGTATAATTAGATGCAAAGAATACGATGGGCTAATAGGCGATAAAAAAGGCGGCAACCGTCTAATTATATTACAGAACGAAAAGGAATTAATGGACCTACGGGATAAAGCGGATGCAGAGAAATGGATAAAGGATAAATTGGGGTATAGTTTCGACCTATTTAGGAGCTGTATACTATTTGGACAATCACTTAAGAGGATTACTCAGGAAGATGGGCCAATGAAAAAGAAGGTATTCGATGAGGCATTTGAAACACTGTTTATCAATAGAGCAAAGGAAATAGCTTCTAAGAAATTGGATGATGTAAGTAAGGAAGCTAATGAGCTTGAGATAAAGCTGGAGTCTCATAAAAATATACTGGCTGCCAAAAGATCCCAGTATGAATCAGCATTAGAGGTCTCAAAAAATTTCTATGTGGAAAAGGAATTAAAACTGGGCTCGCTACGGAAGGAGCTTCGTGAAAAACAGGTTGTGGAACCAAATATAGAAGCAGATAAAAATATTTTAAAGGCTCTTCAAAAATTTAAAACAGACTGGGTTGAAAAAGAATTCAAGGCTTACCTAAATCTCAATCAGAACGAAACGAGTTTAGAGAATACAAAGCTAAGGTTAAAGAAGTTGAAGGGCCAGTTTGTTAAGGTCCCAGAGGTATGTGATGAATGCGGCCAAAAGATCCCTTTTCATGAGAGATTAAAGGTTCGGTCAAAAATTAAAATCCAAATAGACAAATGCCAAGAAGAACTGAAGGGTTTAGAGGAGAAAGTAAGCCTGTTAAAAAAGACCCACGAAAAATTCAAAAAGAAAGCCGAAAAATACAAGGTAAGAGAAAGCCGGAAAAGGATGTTAGAGCAGAAAATTTCCAATTCAGCCGAAAAAGCAAAAATACTCCAAAAGTGGGCCGACAACATAAAAGAGGAAATAAGAAGAGTTAAGAAGTCTAAGCCACCCAATTTAGATCTGGAAATAATGGAAGCAGGCCTAGAACAGGAGGAACACACTATAGAGGGGTTACAGGAGAAAGCAGCAAAAGCCCAAAAGGACCTAGATACCTATAATTGGCTAATACAGAAGCCCCTATCCAATTCAGGCTTAAAGGCATACATATTCGAACAAATGCTAAGTAAAGTCAATAAGTATACTAACCAATATAAGCCTATAATTGGGTTTGGCATAAAGGTATACATTGACATGGCATCAGCCCATAAGAATATTATGATCTCAGTCTTTAAAGGCTCAGATGAAGTACCATACGAAGATCTATCTGGTGGGCAAAAGCAATTGGTAGATGTTGCATTAGCATTAGCCCTTAATGATACGGTAAATTCAATTAAGCCAACTAACCTACTATTTATGGATGAGGTATTTGAAAGTTTAGATGAAGATAACATCGAAGTAGTGGGAGACCTAATAACCAACAAAGCAAAAAACAAATCTATACACCTCATAACTCACCAGAGTAAATTCTCACCAAATAATACCCATAAGACCTACGTTACCTTGGAAGAAGGGAGAACCCAGCTTTCTGCCTCATAGTTCTAGAAAACAACGCTAGACTCATCTTGTAAAAACTATTATAATAAAACCATCAAGATGGGCCACATTAACTCAAGGAGAAAGGGAGCAAAAGCTGAAAGGGTAGCTGCTAAAATGCTACAAGATTGGACAGGTAGGACTTTCTCTAAAACCCCAGCTTCTGGGGGATTACAATGGAAAAAATCAAATGTTGCCGGAGATGTAGTTTGCACAAAGGAAGGCCATTACTTTCCTTTTTGCGTAGAGGTTAAAGCAAGAGCAAAGGTTGACTTCAACCAGCTTATGCAAATGAACCTTAAACACACTGACATCTTGGAATTTTGGACCCAAGCTAAAAGAGATGCAGCAAGAGTAAACAAAGTACCCATCGTAATGATGAGGTATAATGGTTTACCCAAAGAGTTCTACTTCATAATATTGGGCAACAGCTTTGTTAAAGAGCTCCTACTCAAATGGCCTGAACCCTACATGCACTTTGTATCAGAAACCAACAACCTATGGATATTTCGCTCAACAGAATTTTTTAAACTGCCCTACAAAGAATTAAGGGAAATAGCAAAATGTTATGGCAAAAAGAAAAAAGGATAAAGGAAACAACTACTATGCTTGGGTAATTGCTTACATTAACTCAGAGTTCTTACCCATAGTTCATGATCAGCTTAGGAAACACTTAGAGTACGAAGAGGTGGAACCATACATACCCACTGTCAAGGTACTCAAAAAGAAATTTAAAGGCAAGAATCAGTTTGAAGAGGTTCCCCTTCTGTTTCATTATGGGTTCTTCAAGGTTCCAAGGAAGTATGCTATCCATTGGAGATTCCTTGAAGGTTTACAGGCCAATGTAAATTGCATATTTGGCTGGGTAAAAGATCCTTTAAAAGTTTTAAGGGGTGGTCAAGGAGACAATGCTATCCCAGTAGCAACAGCAACATCAAGGGAAATAGCGGATCTAATAAGGGCTACAATCAATGTAGGAGCTCATAGTGCAGATGATTTGGAACTAATTAAACCAGGCGATTTTATTATACTTAAAGGCTATCCCTACGAAGGCATAGAAGCTGAGTTTATAAAGGTTGATGATAAAAGGAGAATGGTAAGAGTTAGGATAATTATGTTCTCCCAATTAAAGGAGGTAGATGTATCCTTTGACAACGTATTCTTCAACCTATACCAGAATAAGGGCTATGATGATAGCATTGATAACAAGAATAGCCTTGATGATATGAATGATAAGAAAACCATAGATAAACTCATGGGCAAACTTTCAAAACACAATCATGGAGATTAATAAAATTGCTTGGGGTACATTAACGGAAGATGAAAAATCAGCTTTAACTTTACAATTTGGGTTAAACAAATCCAGCTGGGAAAGTGGGGAGATACTAAACAGGAGCCACTATAAGTATTTGGAGATTAAATACCGGGCTACCCAATTCCTTAAAATGTTTACCGAGCACCTGGATAAATACGAAAGACTCATACCTGCATTTATCCCCGGGAACCCACATATCATCCTTTATTTCCAATTATGCCTTGAGAAGAGACTTAAACCCATGGAGGCTATTAAGGAGATAGAAAGCCCAATAAAGTTAACAAAGGGATCCATAAATGAGAAGATCATAGCACAGCTCAGGACTTGGGAGAAGTCAGAGAATGCACACTGCAAACAAATACTGGACCTAATAAAGGAGTACGACAGGTGGAATAACTTCCGGATATTACCCAAGGCTATACAAGAACCCAGTGCTTATAAGAGAAGGGTAAAGAATTCCTACAAGAAACACATCAAGGTAATATCCCAGATAAACCCATTGAGCTTTAAAAAACTCCTTAAGCTCTACAAAACCAATAGGGCCCCATACCTACTAATGCCCATACTTGAGGATGGGGAGCCCGAGATACACAAGGTAAAAAACAATAAACAAAGCCTTAAAATTATAAACTCAATTGGCCTATACCTATTTAAAAAACCAGATGATGCTCAGGAGTACATTGACCTTGTTGGTGGGTATGTTACCAAGAAAAAGAAGGAATGCAAGGATGGTCTACACTTCTGGCCTAAGTATCGGGAGATCATAAAGACTGCCGAGAACTATGCAGCAGTCCAACAGATAACTCCAACACGCCGGCACCTACAGCTGGCCATTGATAAGCTCGAATATTTGTAGTAAATTTCTGGTAGTTAATAATATATATTTGCATAAATAATTCAAAATGGGAAAAAAGAAACGCAAAGAGAAACTTAAACCCATTTATACATCTTCTTATGAGGACCGAGTTTTTAAAGCATTGGTTAATCTTAAACATCGGGATCTGCAAAAGGAGTGTATAAGAAGGGGAATGCCTTTCGAAGAGATATCTGGTTCACATCACAAACTGGTATCCTTCTTTTATAAAAATTTCGAAAGAACCCAGAATGAGAGCCTACTCGTTGAGTATGACATCTATCTGGAAGGTATCTTAGAGAAAAAGGGATATAAAAAGGGTGATGCCTTATTATCTCCTGCATTACGGTTTAGTTATAATGGGAACATCGAGCAGATGAATAATCCCAAGGATATTAAACCCAAGAACTTAGTACCCAATAAGGACAAGAAGCCTAAATCTGAGGTTGACACAACCACGGGAGTTAGGAAAGGAACCAAGAAAGCCATGACATTCGATCTTGCCTATGCTAAGGTTGATTTGGATGAAGTGGTAACGAAGGTAACAGCAGTATTTCCAGATGCCCAAGAAAAATCAATTAGGATATGGTACAAGAAAGCTTTGAAAAAGCAAAAAGCCGGCTAAGGTGGATGAATAAATATTATTACATCATCAACTTCGAGAATTTCATAAAGCCCCGTATATACCCAGTCCATTTTACAAACAGGGTAGCTGCTAAGAGAGCTATCAAGGCCAACTTCCCTAGTAAGAAGAAAAGGGTATTCTTTGAGATTATACGGGGAGATAAACTCAAACAGTTTGAGGCCACACGGGTATTTTGCTTGGGTAGATTACCTAAGGCTACCAAATATGACTACCCAGCTGGGGTTACATCACATGAAGAGAAAAAGAATTACCGCACTATACTCAGGAGAAGGTTAAGGCGAATGGGGATGCTGACTTTAGTTAGAAGTAAATTTGGGGTTGAAGAAAGGATACCTTGGACAAGGTTAATAGAAAACAGGCAGGAGGTTGCAAGGAGCCCATACACATTAGCTAAGGCTTTTAGGCTGGAAAGGAAACCAAAGGAAATATATTATATAATAATAAATAAGCATATATCCCAAAAGAAGGGGGCTTTATTCATAGTGGAGACCCTTCAAGTCAACATTCGTACTCAACAGATTAGGAAACAAACAATCAAGGTTAGGCGTAAGGATGTAATAATACCATACCTGCTTACTGAACTCTTTAAACTTTACGGAAATGATAAAAAACTTTTGGACACCTGCAGAAGAGAAGGTCTTAAAATTGTTGCAGGATAATAAGAAGGATTTCTTACGGTACTGTTGGAGAGAATGGGGCTTTGGATTTGTATGTACCCAATCATCCACTGTGGGTTGGCAGGCATTACTTAGGAAGAGGGCTATATCATCTCCGGCCTTAGCAGATAACTTATTGGTGGTAGGTAGAGCAGTAATGATAAAGGTAAAGCATTGCTCACATTGGGGTATGACCGAACCAGAAAAAATAACCTTCATTGAGAAGCTGTATGCGCACTACCTGCGTATTTTATTCCCTTCACCAAAGCCCTTTGCCCAACTATATACTTATACCGAAACGGTAAAGGAATTACTGGAGAGGGGATTTATAGACCAAAGAGATTGCGATATGGGTGTATATCATTTCAGGGTACAGTGCTATGGTTTATTCCATTACACACCCTGCATGAGGTACTCAGAGGCACTAGAACTTGCTACTCGGGTAGCTATTCCTAACAAATACTCAATTATATTATGGAAATCAACATTGTAACCAAACTCGCCACATACAAGGTGGTAACCAAGATGGGTATCAAACATCTACAACCTATGGGTAAACCCGTAGAGAGATCTAGAGAGGCAGTAGAGAAAGCGGATGAGGATCAATTGGTATCCGACTTCTTAAGGCAAACAGCAATAGATGTTGCCAGGTATAATGAGAAGGAACAGTTAATTGCCATGGAGGGAAACAAGCCAGGCAAGATAGTAAAGATCACACAAAAGTATGTTCAATGAGGATCCTTATAATCATAGGGTGGGTAATAAGAGGTATACTGTTCTTCATAGTATGGGTAATCGCTATAGTACTTTGGCTGCTATGGTTCCCATTCTATAAGGTAAGGGCATTTGATATCCTTTTTAAGGCCATAGCTGCCTTCCTTATGTGGATTATGAACATCCTGTTGCCCTCTAGTAAAAAACGAGTCTAAAAGGGAACTATTAGTATTTATTAATTAACACTTAAATAAAAACCCATGGGTAAGAAAGACAAGAAAAAAGAAAGCGGTAAGGCCACCGCTAAAATGAAAGAGATTACAGACATGAAGATCACCGGTAATGTCGTAACCTTGACCTACGCTGATGGTACAGTGGAATCCTTTACACTGACCGCAAAACCGGCAACTGCAAAGGCTGCAGCTAAAAAGGATGATGACGATGATGATGATGATGAAGAGGATGATGATGATGAAGAAGAGGATGATGATGATGATGATGATGAAGAAGAGGATGATGATGATGAAGAAGAAGATGAGGAAGAAGAGGATGATGATGAGGAAGAAGATGACGATGATGATGATGAGGAAGAAGATGACGATGATGATGAGGACGAAGATGAGGACGAAGATGAGGACGACGATGATGAAGATGAAAAACCAAAGAAGGGGAAAGCAAAACCTGCGGCTAAGAAAAAGAAATAACCTCCTTCACCAACACTAACTGCAAGGCAAGTCTATATGGCTTGCCTTTTTTGTTTCTTCTCTGGTTTTAAACTATATATATTTGCATAAACAATTAATATATGACTAACCCAACATTACTACTAATAAAGGACCTGGTTAAACGGGAATATAACCAGGTACATGCGACCACACTGCATCTCAAACACCAGTTGAGCCTATCTCCAGAGTACAGAATACAGGAATTCACCGAAGATGAGTTAAGAGAACAATGGGAGCACATGTTACCCTACGATCAGAATTTAGCTACAGCCCTTGAAGAACTAGAACAATTATGAAATACCTATACAGTCATATAAACTACGTCAGGAAAAACATCACCCAACAATGGGTAGCCGATGTAATTGCCAACACCAACAACAGAGTGCAGTACCACTGGATCAAACTTGATGATTTAGAAGATAGGAAGTTACTCAAGTATGAGCCTATATTAACTGCCCTGGCCGATTTACTAAAGGTCAAAGTATTAAGGTTCCCAAAGAAACTTGGGTTCGGTATATACGTGTTGGGTAAGGAGCCTCTAGTTTGCAAGTATAAGCAAATATTAAAAACTATACAGAGCAACGTAATTAAAGAAACTAGACTTGCCCCTGGCTGCCTAGCACGAGCCTTAAATGCTTATAGACATCATTTGAAATTGCAAAAGGAAATAACCCGAGAAGAGGTGTCTGAATATGAACAACTACTATTAACCTTTATCAATGAAACCCCATCTTTAAAAAACAAAAGAGCCTACAAATGGTAACCAGATTCACTAACCTGCTTGAGAAGAGAAACAGGATACTTAGAGATATTGAAACTAACCCTAAGAGGACTCACCCCAAGTACATTGCTGATATGACCTTGGGGCTAAAGAAGGTTAATTGGCAGATTGCGAACTTTGGTTGCAGGGAGAAAATAATTAAAGTGGATGTAGAGTTCTGGCAGGACGCCCCATTCCGTGATCTACCTAAACACCCAATTGAACCAGCACCCTTTAAATCAAAGACAACCATATTCTACACGGGTATAACGCAATCAGATGCTGTAGAAGTTATTAGAAATGGATTTGGTAATAGACTAATAAAGGTGGAAGCAGTGGAGATACCGGTCGGTAAGCCCATATCAATGGTTAATTTATAGGTACCCTTAAATATATATTTGCATATTAAATAAATATTATATGTACTGGGGAATAAGAGAGAAAAAAACAAAGACTATCAAAGCTGCCAATCAGGATGAGAAAACGGTAGATGGGTGGTTGGATGTAATTAACAATGAACCCAAGAACCGGGATATACTTGAGAAGTTTTCTCATCCCCAGAAAATAGATTTAACCAAGATCCGAAGGAGGCTCAAGTAGTTTACAGTAAGATGGTAAAAAGGTTTAGAAGTATGCTATTAAGAATTAACCATATATTTTTTATTAACACTTAAAACCAGTAAAATGGCAAAAAAGACAAAAGAAGAGGCCAAAGCGGCTTTAACCGCTGCCAAAGAAGAAGCAAAGGCAGCTCGTATTGAACTTCGTAATCTTGAGAAAGAGCACGATCTGGAAAAAGGCGGAGACCACTCTGCACATGAAAAAGTCGGTAAAAAATGGGCGAAGATGAATGAGCTTTCCCAAAAGAAAGCCAAAAAAGTGGAAGAAGCTGAAGGTGCCTTGAAAGAGGTAAAAGCAGTTAAAGTTCCCCGTCCTTCGAAGTATGAGTATCCTGCAGAGATCAAAACTGCACAGGAAAAGAAAAGATACCGTGCTAAGATGAGAGCCGATAAAGCAAGGGCAGAAAAAGGTGATAAAGCTGACAAACCTTCTAAGAAGGATAAGAAAGCTGCTAAAGCCGAAAAAGCTGAAAAAACCTCCAAAAAAGAGAAGAAAGAAAAGGCAGCTCCTGTAGTGGAGGATTAATACCGGGGCCGCTAAATTAAAAAGGATAAGAATCCCCCACGATCATTCGGGGGATTTTTATTTTAACTCAAAACCTAAAAAATGAAAAAGGAAATTAAAGCAATCCCAAACCCCAATCTCTTTGGGGACAAAATGCGGATTAAGTTGGTAGACCCACAGACTGGAGCTTTGCTTTCAGATCGTTTAGTAGCTCAGGATACTGAACTACGTATGGGTCCAAAGGATATCCATAAAGGGCCAATGAGCTTGGAGTTTAACCTTAATTCCCAAGAGGATGTAGATGGCATGATTGCATACATTAAAAAACTCAAGGGAGAACTACCCATTGAAAAAGCCGAGAAAAAATCTTCATCATCCAAAAAACTGGATAAAATGTTATCAGACAAGGAACCTTTACTGGATCTAATTAAGTCAGTGGAAGCTAAGGCAAAGAATCAGGAGCAGTTAATTAATATGCTCAGGGAGTATAACTTCATGTTCGTAGCTGCCGATGTAATTCAGGACATGGCAACACCCGAAATGATCACACTCAAGGATAATCACCTTTGCTATCAGTTCTTGGTAAGAAGGGTTAAGGAAGCTAAGGAACCTGCAAATGATAAGTTTGACTTCCGCCTAGTATTCGGGGTAAAGATAGTGGGTGAAAGATTTGAGAAGGTGCAAGTATACCTATGGGGTAAATGGGACCACTACATTAAAATGCCTTGGGAGAAAGCAAAAGGAATCAACTTCAAGAAAGTGGAAAAGGTATATATCTTCCCTGACTTCATGGACTATACAGATCGTAGAAAGTGGAGATCAGAGAACAGGAAGAAAATCAAGGCAGAAGAAAAGAAAACTGAATTTAAACCTTCCAAATTCTATAACAAGTACAGCCCGTATGTAAAGGTACACTAAGAGTGCTAGCTAAATATTGGGTTTACTATTATTGTTTATATTGCATTAAATTGCATTAAATAATAACACTTATGGTAATTAAACTGAGCAGGGAAGAAAAGAGAATCATTAGAAAAATTGCGAGGATCCAATTGAACAGTCTATCCAATATCCTTAATGGAGATACTGAAACCGATATCCCTATGCACTGCATCGAGTACGAAATTGAGCAGGAACATTTAATGAAGGCAGTGGAGAATGACATAAGGGTATATGAGGAAATGATGTTTAAGCCGGGGCAATTTTTTAATCAACAGAGGTACAACATGAAGATAAGTACCCACATACTGATGAGGTATTTCAAGAAAGAAAAATATGAGGAAAGCAGAAGGAGCATATTCCGTAAAATCTGCCTACTCGAGGAACTTAAAATATCACTAAACTAATCATCATGGCACAAGAGATGAAGGTAGTAATCAAACGACAAGCTGTAAATAGTTCCAACATCAAAAGTGTTGGGTACTCCTCCACGGGCAAAGTACTCGAAGTCGAGTTCTGGGGTCGTCCCAATGATAGAAACACCACTAAGGTATACCGGTACTGGCCCGTGTTAGAGGAAGCTTATAAGGAATTGATATCAGCTGAGTCACTTGGAGGTCATTTCAATAAGACCATAAAAATGAACGAAAAAATATCCTATCTGGAAGTAAACTAACGCCCATGTCATTAATAATCCCATCAAACGGGGAAACTCTGCCAATGCATGATATCCCCAAATTTAAACCCCACTTCACCCCTCGAGAAATATTAGAGCTCGGGGCATTCGGAGGTGGGTATTTCTTTAGAAGGAGAGGACTGGTAATACCCGAGTCTGAGTTATTCCGGTTCTTGGATCCAATGCTATACCAAAGGAACCCAGAGGACGCAACAGAGAACTACTTTGAAGTAGCTGCTGTTAAGATCCCAAGATTGGATATACCCTATGCTATAATGGGCCAATATCCTGGAGGCTTCTTTACATGGTACTGCCTATACTACTACATGGGTGTAGGTAAGATAGACCAACACTTCTGGGAGGAATGGTGGAGCAATGCAGTAAGAATATTATACTCCTACGTAGTGAGTGCACCCACAGACTTGGCATCTTTCAAACAATATAGGCAAGCAATGCTAGAAATAGGTTGGGATAGCACTAAAAATCCAGGTATATGAGATTCTTAATAAACTGTACATTTAACTACTACGTGAAACACTACCTGAGAAGCATGCCACAGTATGCTCTAATAGTTAAGGTTGACATGTACAATAAGGATGAGCCTTTGGAAGAATATGTTTATGAGGCTTTAAAGAAGTTAAATTTCCATTTACCTAAAAAACATCATGATGAACATTATTCATTAACCTTTACTGCCCAGCCAATATGATCAAAACTGCCTTCATATCCAACTGCAAGAACTACAGGTATAAGTTAACCCGTGTATGGGATCATACTAAGGGTAAGGTAGTATTCATTGGGCTTAACCCCAGTACTGCTGACGCAGCTGATGATGATGCCACAATAAGGAAACTTATCACCTTCGCTAAGATGTGGGGCTATGGTGGATT